ACTCGTTTCTAACGATGTGACTAAATTTTGAAACGAAACCGTATCGGGTGTACTAGAATTTACCGAAGTTACGGCTTGTAGATTTGGTATGGGTAAATTCGTGAGTTGAGACCCGTCACCCTTTACTAATCCAGTCGCTTCTAAGTCTCCCTGAAAAACCGCACCTACTGTCGCTACGTTTTTATTGTTGGCACACACGGAGGTTAATGTAACTATCGGCGCAGTTGGTAGATTCGTGAGTAGAGACCCATCACCTTTTACGAATCCAGTCGCTTCTAAGTCACCGCCAAATTTCGCACCTATCGTCGCCGTATTACTTTCATTTACCACACTCCCGAGAGTTGCTGGTGGAATCGGGATAGTATCATATAATTTCCTATACGAACGACCCTTCGATGAACACGACATTCTAAAATTACTGTTTATTATTTTTTAATTTTTCTATGCGCACCCTGAGTTCCTGTATGGATTTTACAACGTATGCTATGAAATGGAGATACCTTAAACATGCCATGCGTCTACCCCAATCTGAATAATCGGGTTCGGGTGCATCATCGTTCGGGGATGCATCTCGGTCTGGCCATACGATGTGGCGCATTTCACGGGCGTCGTAATACATCTCTTGTGCTATGAACCCAGATTCGCGTTTTCCTTCTTTTTCATATAATTTTGGTACCAATTTAGATAATGTGTCGAGTGATTTAGACATGGCTTTTATTTTAGATTTACGACGTTTATCACTAAACACAAGCAATTGTCCGGCTTTTCCTAGAGGGGGTGGACCACCACCACCAATACCACCACGCCCACTAAATGTAGCACCAAAATTACCTGGTATCGAGCCTGTAGGTGGTGGAAATATTATCTTACTTCCATCACCATGTATATAATTTGCATATAGGTCACCCTGTGTATATAATTTCCATTTTATACCGGATGGATGTTTTGTACTACCAGTTCCAGAATATGAACGACCATTTTCTGAATAGAACATACTATCGCTAAACCGTAAACTAAATAAAAGGTCAGATGGAGGTCCACCTGCTCCTATAGGTATTCGATTAAAGTTAATATAACGAAGTATTTTATCTGTTCTGATTATCATTGTAATATAATTCAATGTACCAGATGTACCGCTTGAGAATAGTGGGTAATTACCAGAGTTTTGTGTGTAGTTACTCGGGTGTAACCACATGACATTTTTACCCCATTCATCCATGCGTAATAACCGTCCATACCCGGTACCATAATCACCATTAGTTAGAAATGTATTAGGTGCGGTCGTTACTCTTGATAATCTTCTTATATCGTTATTCGCGTATCCATATAATATATCACCCGTGGTGAGAGACGATAAATTGGGTGTACCCGCAAATATAGCTTTAGATTCGAGTGTTGATGTTCTACTAGATACGTTAAATATGTCCGTGAATGTTTTCCATTCGGGTTGTAAGGACGTGGGATTTGAATATAATACCTTTCCATTTGCGCCTATGGGTAATTTACCGAGTGTACCGTTTACCGTCGATATGAGTATATCACCTTGAGTTACATTTGTTAGACTCGACGTATTTGTTATTATTTTCTTACCTTCGACGGACGTTACGGACGTATTTACTAGGGATAAATTGTAACTATTGGCCACACCCGTTAAAAATTCACCATTTCCTTTGAGTGGTTGGGAACACGTCACATTTCCGGATACGAGTACATTTCCAGACGTTTCGAGCGAAGTCACGGCGTTTGTAAAACTAATTTTACGATTTGTTGAACTACCCTGTGCAGTCGCATCATCGAGACCCGTTGATGTCATGTATCCTAGATTTGTGAGTAGAGACCCGTCGCCTTTTACGAACCCAGACGCTTCTAAATCTCCATTAAATTTAGCTCCACTCACTGTACACACGTTACCATTTGTTACAACATCGTCGAGCGTTAAACCAGTCACAGCTGTCACGGATGGTAAATTGGTAAGGTATATTCCGTCGCCCTTCACGTATCCAGTCGCTTCCAAGTCTCCGTCAAAATATGCGCCTCTGGTTGTTAGGTTACCGGCTTGTGTCACGTCATCTAACGTCAAATTACCATATTGTAAATCACTTAGACGTTCATGATATCTCCTCTTATCGCGTGACATTCTGATATTACACTACAAATTTATCATGCATTTTCCAAGCGAAAAAACGTCAGGTTCTTCTTCTTTCATCTTCGGCATCTTGAAACCACCCTGTTTGTATACACGGAGTCGTTTATTATACATGGCGTGACACACAGACCATTGGTCAAATATGTCGTATATGTTAGGGTTATTCTTCTTACCTTTTGTTTCCCTCATGATGCGACCTATTGATTGGACGATATCTGATTTAGGTGTCGCAAGAATGACCGTATCCAGAGAAGGTATATCCAAACCCTCGTGCGCTTGGCTAAAAGTGGCAAAAATTATCTTTTTTGTACTCGATTCCGCGAGATCGGCTTCTTTCATACCACCCATGTAGAGACCTGACCTTTTTGGGAAACATTGATGAAGCATCATGCAGTGTTGGCGTCTATCACTTAACACGAGGATTTGTCTCGTGGATTTCGCGATACGACTAATCAGTCCCACGAGCATGGAGTTTCGTTCCCTGTTCTCCGTGAGTTCCGTAATCATCGTGGACAGGGACAGCTTACCGAATCTCGTACATGGCGGTGGATCCCTGAATCTCTGACACTCAAATTCGATGGGAAATACCTCCACGTCTTGTTGGTTTTCTCGTTCTACAGCAAAAAACGTTGGTCCCATGAACCAGTGAAGGACCTTCGTAAGCCCATCTTTTCTATTTGGGGTCGCAGACAGACCAAATATGTGTTTTGGGCACATTTTAAACAGGGATTGGCTAAACACCTTTGCGCATATGTGATGGGCTTCGTCTACTATGAGTGTTCCTATGCTATCAAAATCACCGAATGTGTACTCTTTGAGAGAAAGTGATTGTAGCATGGCGATGACGAAATCACACTCAACATCCTTTTTGTTTTGTTGAACTCGTCCGATTGTAGCGCCCGGACAAAACTGTTTGATTCGCTCTTCCCATTGATTTGCGAGGAATTCCTTGTGTACGACAATCATGGTTCTGTATCCCAGTTTACACGCTATCGCCAATGAAACGGTGGTTTTCCCGAAGCCGCACGGTAAGCTGAGGACCCCGTGACCTGCGTCAATAGCCGCAGCAAGTGCGGCGTTCTGATGTGTTGCGTCTCGCAAGGTTCCATGAAATTTGACACGAGTTCGTGTGGGTTCAGGTCTCTTATCTTCCGTTGGCTCTCCCAGTTTACTAATTCCATAGTATCTTGGAACGCAGATTCCATTCTTAGTTGGTCTAAATACCTTAAAAGGCGGTGGGGGGAACCCGAAGTCGTCATTGACTATGGCTCTTACCGTCAGCTCCTTTTTTAATTCGGGAGGTGGATTGTTCACTATGTATCCACTTCTCGTGAGCATTCTACTGTATTAAAGATTGGAAACTTTAATAGAGTACATAATCATGCCATCCGTGAACGTTGAAGAGAACATCAAGAAGATCCAAGAAGCCATCGAAGCTACGTATCAAGAGCTTCATAGACTTCAAGGAAGTCTCCGTGTTTTCTTGGGTTTCCAAGAAAACGGTCTCAAGGAAATTGAGATTCCAGAGAAGAAGGAGGAGGAGGAAGAGAAGGAGTCTGAATCTGCTTAATTACCCATGCGTATCCACTGTGATTGGCGACATTCCAAGCGCCACTAAAATTTGCTATTATTTTGACTAAGTCACCCTTAGCTAGAGATTGTACGGGTGTGTCACCTTCGACGGTACACATCACACGTCTGTATCTGTATGGTACTTTTATGGTCAAAACATTTCCTTGGAGTGGGTCATCCATGTTTTGTCTATTCATGATAAATCTTGATTTTGATTCCTGAAGTCCGTGTATGTAATCACGGGTCCCGTCGTTGACGGTTATGCGTATGTATCGTTTGTCGTTATATTCATACATGGGTTCGTATACTTCACATTCCATGGGAATCATGATTTTCTAGTATATATGGTGATTAGAATTAAAGCTATAAGTACGAATAGCACGAGTGTGACTCGTATAGGTTGTAAAGGGCCTCTGGTATTGAATTCCTGTTTACAAAAAGTACGACTCACTTCTATGGATGCTTCTATGCTCGAGTAAGGTGTATTTCTAGGAGACATCATACCACACAAAGCCACGTGTTTATTTTGACCGAAGAAAGGGACTTGTCCGTGAAGACTCAAAACACCCGATGATTGTTCGAATACCCATCTTCCATCTTTCCAATCAGCACCCCATCCTATGCGTACATTCTTAGGTTCTGGAATATTGAGTTGACGAATCACCTCGGGTTTAAGTATATCTGGATGTGTAGTTAACACGTCTTCCGTGAGCTCACATATGACACACGAGACGGTCTTTCCGTCGGATAAGACCACTGGTTGTAATCGGAGTTCTGTGTTCATACCAAATTCGAGGTCGGATGGTAATGTGACTGGTTCGTCGTAGTCGAGTAACACGTTTATACACCCGTATGTACTCGGACCTATTTTTTTGGATACATCTTCACCCCAATTGTCGCCCACGAGTTCGAGTGCTTTACTGTTATCCACGCATATCACGAGGAGACCATCGTTTATTTTTACACCATCAGCGAAAGTCGCCTCGTACCCATCTTCGAGATAATTCACGTCTTCTAGGTGGGTATTAAACATAAACATGGCACCATTTTCTAAGAGTGCGGTCTGCATGGCGTCACACATGACTTTACCGGAAACACGTTGAGTGTATTGTTTAGAGAGTCCCACATGGTCGAAATTATTCACGAACTCGTATGCCGACATGGTTTCCCAGTCAACACCGTCCATGATAAATGTAATAGTACGTATGAGTCGTTCACCCGATTCCGTGAGTGACCCAATAGCGTCTTTAAGTGATATGGATTTGTATTTGGATTGTCTCGCGAGGACTTTACCCGCGAGTGCTGTGAGTGTGAGATAATCTTGTATACCGAGACTTTTAAATATGGTTTTGTAAACATCCGTCTTCGCGGGCTGAAACATGTCGTCCCATTCGATTCCCATTTCCCTGAAGAGACTATCGGTGTTTACGAAGGCGTTATCAAACACGATTCTGTGTGCGTGTAAATCACGGGTCTCTGTTTCTGGTTCCCACCACGAACCACCCGCTGATGGTTTGCGGTCGTATACGATGACCTCATGATCCGTGGACCTGAGAAGTTCCCACGCGACAGACATGCCTGTGGGTCCGGCACCCACGATGTGGACTCGCATTTATAATAGGGTACCAAAAAAATTATTTTTATTTTTTACACTTTTTTCTTTTAAAAGAAAGTTTAAAAATTTTTATTTTTTTTTTCGAAACTTTTTTCTTTTAAAAGAAAGTTTAAAGATTTTTATTTTTTTTTTCGAAACTTTTTTCTTTTAAAAGAAAGTGAAAAAAAAATATTTTTTTATTTTTGATTTTAATCCGAATTAAAGATTTTCCACGAAACATGTATAGATGAATCCAATTCTAGCACAAGCGCTTAAAACGGCTGTCCCGGGTCACAAGGGGCGGGTGATCGGAAGCAAAGAAGACATGATCGAACGCACCTTGAAACAGAGTAAACCAAAGGTGTTCGTAAGAACCGTGTGGGACCCAAACCACATGACGTACGTCACCAGACATTACACACCGGAAGGCGTACCGATGTCTTTCACGAATAAAATATCCAAATAATGTAAGGATGCTGACATGTGCGTCACTGAAGATACCTTCACCCGTAAAACGGAAACGTAAAACGTGGAAGTTCGCGGTTGAATTCCTATGGAAGAAGAATTTTGTAAAAAATCAATCCGAACTCGGTGTCTGGACTCGGGATCAATTAATAGAACTCGGACCAACCTTTGTAAAGTTAGGCCAAATTGTATCAACCCGCGCAGACCTTTACCCTGTAGAGTTTACGCGACAGCTCGAATCTTTACAGGATAATGTACCTCCGATAGACGAGGTATGTGTAAAAGATGTTGTAAAAACCAATAATGTATTTTCCGAGTTTAATTACACACCGTTCAAGTCTGCGAGTATAGGTCAGGTGCACATGGCGCGATTACTCGACGGTAGAGAGGTCGTGGTAAAAATAAAGAGACCCGCCATCTACGACGTAATGAAAAATGATACAGATAACATAATCGACGTTGTTAATTTTTTAGAGTGGGTGGGCATAGATACCGGTGCGACCTCCGGTCAAGTCTTGCACGAATCGATAGAGTACCTTTTATCGGAATCCGACTATGAAAAAGAGATACACAACGCCAAACGCATGCGAAAAGCGTTTAAAGATGTTAAATGGGTCAAAATACCCAAGGTATACGAATCGTTTTCGACGCACGACATGATAGTCATGGAGTACGTAAAGTCGGATAAACTCACCGAAATAACAGACGAAAATGTAAACTCAAAGAAAATTTGTGAAGCGTTGATCACATCGTACGTGATTCAAACCATGGAAAAGGGACTTTTTCACGCGGATCCACACCCGGGAAATCTGGGATTTTCGGATAAGGGTAAACTCGTATTTTACGATTTCGGACTCGTCATAGATATTTCGGATGAATTAAAAATGGGATTTCAAGAACTCTTTAAATGTATAATAAACCGAGACACGAAGGGTTTAGTAGACACACTCACACGACTGAAGATCATAGTTCCAACGACCACCGATACCGATGACATAGAGATATTCTTCAAAACAACGTTAAATTATCTCGAAACATTGGATGTGAATGCATTTAAAAATGATACATTGGATGACGAAATACTCATGTCTCTCGCGGATAAAAAACCATTCTTGATACCGACATCATTCGTGTATCTCGCGAAGGCATTTTCTACCGTCGAAGGTACGTGTATAAAATTAGATGAAAATTTCAATTATTATGAATATTTAGAGCCCATGATAAAGGATCAATTCATAGAATCGTTCGACATACAAGAAGCGCTCTCCACGTCCATGGAAATGCCGTCGCGCATACGAAACATAAGTACAGCTGTTCTGGGTTTGGAGGAATCCAGAACATCTATGAAAAGGTCGTTAGAAAAGACGAGGAAAGAGATGCGATACACACAATACAGTGTATTGACTGCGGTACTCGCTGGAAATATGATAGAACACTTACCTATGTTTACGTTGTTATCCATCATGAGTGCGTGGTTTGCATTTACTTCTTATAAAAATCGATAGACGTTTCTTCCTTCTTTGGTTTCTTTTCATCCATAAAGAAAGCTTTGTGACTTTCCAAAATCTCACGGGATCGAGTCTTCTCACCCTCCGCGATTTCTGAAAGACGCTCACGAATGGTCACAAAATCATCCGCGCGCTGTTTCTTCATTTGTTTACCGTATTTTTTGAACTTTTTACGCATGGACGTGATATTCGCTGATGTGGAGGCCGCGATGACAAACATTTACTATTTCTTAAGATTTTTTTTGGAGTGTGATTACAAATTAATATTGAGACGTTTGAGTTTTTCCTCAAACTCTCTGCGCTCACCCGGCGATTCAATCTTTTCACCACCGGCGAGGGCTCTGATCTCCGGTCCGGTCAAGTGCATGGCATCAATTCTAAAGTCCTTGAATGCTTCCATGGTGACCGGAATGAGCGGTTGAACGAGTTCATAAATCGCGTTGGCGTATTCACGGATCTCCATCTGGGCGTGTTCATCCATGCGAAGGTGGAGATAATGCATGAGATTGTGAAGATTAATCTTCCAATAGAATTCCGTGTATGTCGACTGTGGGAGGTTGCCACGCGCTTGTTCGCGACACGCACCCCTATCGAGGAGGTCCTGGTAGAGTTCAAATGATTCGCTCAATTGATTCGTTACTTTTCCACCTAATTCTTCGCCTACATCGACCACACCTTCTGAACCTTGGTTATTCACTTTGGATTGCCCGCGTAAAACGTCTGGTTCGTAGTACTGTTTCGGTACGACGGAGTATCGGGCGGAGAGTTCATTGATGCTGGCCATGCGGTGCCGCATATGCTGTCGAGCGATATAGATGGGCATTTTGATGTGAAACTTGAATTCGACCATCTCGAATGGCGTGGTGTGCCAGTGTCTAAGGAGATATCGAATAAGTCCCCGATCTCCTCTTGAGGTTTTAGTCCCATCTCCATACGAGACTCGGGCGGATTGTACGATGGCCGCATCCAAATCTTCCCGAGGCATGTGGTCAACGAGCCTAACAAATCCGTGATCCAAGACATCTTTTTGCATTTTATAATTTTATTTCCCCTCATTTTCTTAAATCAGTTTAAAAAATATGGTACATGAAATGTATATGTCTAAACCTACCGCACTTTCACTATTTTCGGGATGTGGCGGTGACACGCTTGGTATGACAAATGCTGGTATAGATGTCATAGCATATTCTGAAATAAAGACCAGGTTTCAAGAAACACACGAACTAAATTTTGAACATTCGAAGTTGGTTGGTGGTGATATAAATAAGATTTCAGATGAAGATTTTCAAAATTTAGCTGGTAAAATTGATATTATATTTGGTGGGTTTCCCTGTCAAAGTTTTTCAAATGCCGGCAAGAAAGATCCAAATGATACCAGGGGTCAATTGTATCTCCAATTCGTGAGAGCCACTCGTATCATAAAACCAAAGTATATTATTGGTGAAAACGTGAAAGGGTTATTGACAAGAAAGACCGCGAATGGAGAAAATTTCATAGATGTTATCGTTAAGGCGTTTAATGATGTGGGTTACACGTGCCATTATAAAGTTTTGAAGGCACATGAACACGGGGTTCCACAAAAGAGGGAACGCCTTTTTATTGTGGGATCAAGGGATTCAGATTTTACATTTGAGTTCCCAGAACCTTCTGACCATTACTCCAATCTAAGAAACATTCTCAAATTTGATATGGAAGGGGCATTGAAAGTTCCAAAAGAGCTTATTGAAGAGGCGGGTGTTGCCGAAGAAAGTATATTACGTGGCGAAGGCGAACCGAGTGGTAAAGTGCACCCATATCTCATTTTACATGAAAAATCTCGCGGTGTTTTTTGGAAAGACAAACGTGTGAGTGAATATCAGTTTTCGTTTGGTAAGAGGATATCACCGATTCACTGTGAAATTGTAGATATCACCAAGCCAAGCAAAACTATCATATGTACCTATGATCATCAACCTAGATTATATGTTGCTCTAAAGAAGGGTGATGAATTTTATCTGAGACCATATACTATAAATGAATTACAACAAATACAAGGGTTCCCACCGGACTATAAAATGGCTGGAAGCCACAAAGAACAGATCGTTCAAATTGGAAATTCAATTCCTCCAAAATTAGTAGAAGACATCGCAAGACGCCTCACATTTTAATTGACCAGTTCGGTCTTGGTCTTGATTTCATACCATTTGGAAATGTCACAGTTCGTTTGAATAACTGTCCATATTCATGGTATGAAATATGACCATCTATGACCGCGTTTTCTATCTGTTTCATTGTATCTTCATATAGTGTTTTTAATTTATCTTTGGCGATACAATCACTTGATACATTTTTTCTACTAATCAGGTCACTGCAGTGTTTAATAGAAATCTTTTTATTTTTTGTATTGATGAAAATATAATAGTAATTATCATCAGTATCAGGTACCGTGTCGTTTAATATGAAAGTACCTTTACTTTTTTTACATTCATACGTAAATGGATGTGGTGCGCTCGCAAATATGACATTCCGAATATCTTTGGGTTGTTGAGATGGTGCGAAAGAACCGATCTTACCACCCATTTTTTGAATGACGCCTGAAATAAGTTTAATATAGTTTCGTTCATCGCATTGGGTATTAGAGTCATTTGAAAAATTATCCCATGGGAATACACACTCTAAGTTTTTGACCAGTAAATTATTGATTTGCTCCATGATTATGTGTAATATATAACATGGATTATCTAACTTAGGTATTTAATCCCATGACATTCTCTCTTTGAGGCGTCTCAATAGATAAGGGGTAAGTTCCATTAGAGTACCAACTGGTATGTACCTGTAATCGATACCTATATTTTTGCCCAATCCTAAAAGTTGTGCTGTCACGTATTGTTCCCTGTCAAATCTTTTTGCGTATATGAGAGATTTTTCGTTGTGCGTCGCTAACATTGTGTGGGCGTTTGGGCACGTGAGTGAATATGTCATACCTTGTGAGTATTGTCTATCTACACTCGATTTCTTATCAAGTAAACCGGGTTGTCTTTTTAGATACGCACCTCTCACGAGTTTTAAACCTAATTTAAATCCATCCAAATGCGCATTTTCTATATCTTTCGATAATTCCGCAACTCCAAATTTGCGATACATTTGATATGTTTTATATACGTTAACTTCGTATTTCGTGTTATGTTCGGCCATCATGGTATAACATATCTCTGGATACAAGACATCTTCGGCATCTATACATATCTTTACACCCCTGGATTTGGCGTGTTTTATGATAGAATGTGCGTAATCTCTGGCTTCCGATTCATTTTCCCTCGAACCAAAGCTTGTAAGTTTTATGGCACACATTGAACCTATTGGAACCGATGTGATCAGTCTCTTCGTCGTCTCTGCTATTTCATAAGCTTCCGATAATTTACAATTTTCTTTTGCGTAATCGACTATTACCTTCTCACCTCTTCTGTGTACAAGTTCCATCACTCGTGGAAGCTCTTTGAATGTTGCCGCATATCTAAGCATACTTTATTTAAGATATTTTTCATCTAGGTCATTCTTCATATCATCTATCCCCTTATAGTATCTTCTGAGGTCCTTCATGAACCGCTTATTCTTTTCGAGGCATTCGCAATCCAATTTATTAAGGTATATCCAAGCTAAATTTGATTTTGAGTATCTCGTTTCCTTTTGATTTTGATTTGGTCTTCTTGGAATGACCTTTTTCTTTACGGTCTTCTTGAGTGGTTCCGTGCGCTTCGTGAAACTGATGGCTTGCATTACCGTGTCCGCGAGATCATCTTTTTTCTTTGATTCTTTAAATATAGGTAACCAGTGTTCATTTATAGGATTATCATTCAAAAACGCTTCACAACGTTCAATAGATACCTTTTTACGTTTAAGATACTGTGCTTTACCTGGCCCACACACATCCGGTATTTTAAACTTTGCGTCATAAATAATAGTTTCGGACTTAGGTGCTTTTATTACAAAGTACGCGTGTAAGAAATTTTCTACCATTTTCATCTTCTTATTGCGGTCTGGCTGTTTTTCTATGAGAATCGTATCCGTGTCCAATACCCAATGTT